CTATTTAAATAAATTATTAATCTTATCTTTAGCATCATTCAGCATTGAATTATTAACATGACTATAAACATTCATTGTCATCTTCATATCATGTCCTAAAATATAAGCTGCAGTTTTTAGGTCTACACCACTCGCAATTAAATTGGTAGCATAAGTGTGCCTTAATTCATGCATACACACATTAAATCCTAGTTCTTTTAGTCTGCGATTTAAAGAAGTTTGAAAACTCCTCTTAACTCCAAAGTTGAATATTCTTCCATCTGGAGCAGGAGAGTATAAAACCATAAAAGAGTTAATAGCATCTATTGTTGTTTTTGGAACTGGTATTATTCGATTAGAATTTTTTGACTTAAGAGGACCTAAGCCGAAAACATTATCTCCAATCATTTTATATTGCTTATTTACGTTAATTGTATCTTCTCCAATATCCCCCTTAGTTAATCCTAGAATCTCACCAATACGCATGCCAGTTGTGCTTGCAGTTAATGCAACTATGTAATAACTTAGCTTATCATTCTTTAAAGCTTCTAATAAATCATCAACTTCTTTTTTGTCAAGAGCTCTACGCTCTGGTTTATCAATGTTCTTTTTTAACTTTACATCAGCTGCAGGAGATTCAGTTATAATATTGTATTTATTTACTGCAGCATTAAATAGAATATTAATATATGCAAGTCTAGATCTTACTGTAGTTTGTTTTCTATTTTCTCTATACATATTATCTATAACAACTTGTATATCACTTGTTGTAATATCTTTTAATTTTTTATCATGTATAAGTTTGAAATTATTAACACTGTATTTCAGATTTTCAGCTGTAGATGCTGTTATATATAATTTATTATCATAATTATATATTTCATAAAATTCTTTAAATGTTATGTTGTTATAATCATGATTAATCACACGATTTTCTAGTAAGTACTCTTTTAACTCGCTTAAAGCCTTATCAGAAGCTTTTTTTGCCTCTTGCTTAGTTCTATATCCTTGTTTAGCTTTTTGCCTCCATTTACTGTCTACTTTATAAGATATAATGTACTGCCAGCCCTTATCCTTTTGACGATAAGTTATATTGTATTGCAGATCCATTTTTGGTTCCCTCCTTAGTTCCTTAATTTTAAAATATATCACCATTATATATTTATATCTACATTGAAATACTTTTTTTATATGGTAATAGTGGGTTTAAATTACATATTCAAAGAATATATGTTCACCTAAATGTTAAAAATAATAGTGTTCAAATAAGAACACTCTATATTTAGGGAATTACTATTTTAATTTTTTAAAGGGTTGGTGCTCAGTGGCTCTCTAATATAGGCATTAATTAATTATCTTTTAAATTTTAATTCTAAATATTTTATATCTATTCTTGTACTTTTAGATACTTGATTCAATGAATATCCTTCAAACGATTTTAAAAGTTCATCATCAATTAAAAGTTCAGCAGCAAATTCATTAGCCTGATTCTCAAACTTATTTTGAACAAAAAAGGTATTGGAACTATTGAAATATGCATTGGATTTAGTATGTAACAACGCATGCCCTAATTCATGAGCACAGCAAAAGTTTTTTTCTATTTCTGAAAGGTCTTCATTTATAAAAAATACTTTTTTTCGTTTAGCATAAGTATAATGACCTTGTGTTTTTCCTAAAGGTAATATATATACCCAAATTCCTAATCTTTCACATAATTCAAATGGATTATTAGTTCCATACTTTTTTATTATTCTTTTTACTTCTTTTTTTATATTTTTCATTTTAAGCATTCCCCCATATCCCTTGAATGCCTACTAACCCTTGCCAACTTACAGCTAAGTTCTTTTGTTTATTTTAGTATTTTATCTTTAGTATTATATATAAATATTACTTAAAGTAATATTATTAGCTTATTTTTTGAATATAGATTTAAATTTATCAAATAATGATTTAGGTTTTTCTTTTAATTGCTTTTTTGTAGAATTTTTTCTTGAATATTCATTTAGGAGCTCATCTAAACTCATTTTTGATTGGTAAGATGAATTATAGTTATTTGTTCTAGTTAATCTATCTGGTAATTTATCTAAAGCATCTAAAACTTTTTCCATAGAAAAGCATGGACAATCTAGATAAGGAGTAGAGTAGCTCACAATTCTATTTTTCATAGCTACTTTATCCACATGAAATACTCCAGATGTATCACATTGTCCAAAAGATGTCCACGGATTATTACAAGCACTTATTTGTAGTCTGTGACACCCAAAAGGATTTTCTGTCATTTCACTTGCCCCGAAACAAAAATCAGGATTACCAGAACGACATTTATCACCGTAACAATAATTTAATTTACCAATAATTTTTCTGTCCATAATCTTACCATTTAATACAACAAAGCAAGATTTCCAATTACTAACCAATTCATATAATTTTATAAATTGAAGATATTCATTAGGTTTATCTGAATAAATAGCTTGATATAAATTTTTACCTTCAACATTATTAATTATAAACTGTGGAGCCATTTGAGCTAAAGCAACAGCTTGGGCAAAACTTTGAGATTTGGATTCACCAAATGATATACTTATATACCAGTCTGGATAAACGATTGCTTTTGAAGAAACTGAGTTTTCTATTTTTACTATAGTATTTGTTTCAATAACCTCTTTTTCTGATTTTGGAGTATAATTTGAAACTTTATTATTAACTTCATTAGCTTTTGATATTTTATTTAGAAGTCTAGTTTTTCTTTTGGTAAATTTTTCTTTTATACTTTTCCATGTAGGCTTATTAAAACGTTGTGGATTATTTAAAGCTAAATTACAAATTTCTAAAGCTCTTTCATATTCCTTTCTTTTTTCCAAAATTATAGCTGGTCTTTCGTAATAAATAATTCCTACAGGCGCATATCTTTTTAAAATATCTAAGTATAATTCTAATGCTCCATCTACATCATTATTTTTTTCTTTTTCAGCAGCTATTTTATACAGGGCATAATACTCTAAGAAAATATCTTCATCATAACTCATAAATTTCACCACTTTTATAATTATTTTTTGAATTTTTTAGGAGTATATTTCATTTTGTTATATACTCTTACATCACTTAAAAATTTTTCATATGCTAATCTTAAAAATTCTTTATCCTCATCATCAGCAGGATTACCACAGAATTCAACTATTTTAGCTTTATCTATATTTTCTATCATTTGTAAAGCTTCTTTTTCTATATTGAGTTTTTCTTTTTTAGTTAACATTTCTGGAGATGAGGTAGGATTAGGATTTTCATCTCTACCAAGAAGATAATCTACTGATACACCGAAGAAATCTGCAATTCTCTGCAACAATTCATTTTCTGGCATAGCTTTTTCATTTTCATATTTTGATATTGAAGTATCGTCTATAAAAAGTAGTTCTCCTAATTGTTTTTGAGTAAGACGTTTATCTTTTCTTAAGCTTTTTAAGCGTTTGCTAAATGTACTCATATCAACACCTCCATTCAAATTAATTATACAATAACTTGAATTAAAAGAAACAAAACTTGAATATTAAGCAAATTATTTTAAAAAAACAGTTGACAACTTGAATATAATTCAATATTATATAGATATAGAGTTTGAACTAAATTCAAGTTAAGGGGTGAAAAGATGAAATCTAATCTATTAAAATCTCAAAGAGTAAAAAAAGGTTTAACTCAAAAAAAAGTATCTGAAATCTTAGATATTGATTCAACCTCCTATTCTAAAAAAGAAAATGGAATTATTGAATTTAAAGCTTCAGAAATTAATTTAATAAGAAAAATTTTTGAATTATCAGCTGAAGAGACAATAGAAATTTTTTTTGATGATAAACTTGAATTAAATTCAAGTTTATAAAGATAGTTTGTCCTAAAAATTTAAAAATATTAAGAAAAGGAGTGGAAGAAATGGAAAAAAAGATTCAAGTAAATGAACAAGAACTTATGATAAAGGAATATGAAGGACAGAGAGTTGTTACTATGTGGGATATTGCAAGATTGCATAATGTACCAGCCAATAATATTAGAACAAATTTTAAGAGAAATATGCAGCATTTAATTGAAGGTGAAGACTTTTTCTTATTAGATAAAGGCGATGATTTCGTTTCAACTTTGAGTGGAAACGGGGAAATGAACCAGCAAACAATTAATAGAGCAAAGGACATACCAGTGTTTACAGAAGCAGGATATTTATTAATGACGAAGCCTATGACAGATGAAATAAGTTGGAAAGTGCAAAGGCAGTTAGTTAATTGTTACTTTAAAGTAAAGGAACAGTTGAATAGTGGGATAAGTGATTCAGAAAAGTTAAATGTAGAAGCTCCTAAGTATGTATTAGAAGATATAAACAAAACTTTAGAAATACTTACTAAGATGTATAAAACTATGGGAGTAGGAATGGAAGATACCTTTGATATGACTAAGTCATTGTTAAAGAGTGCAGGAGTAGAGTTGCCAGAACTTAGAAAGGTAAGGGATAAAGATAGTTTTATAACATTACAAGAACTAGCTAGTGATTGTGGGTTATTTACACCAGATGGATTGCCAAATAAGAGAGCAGTAGTTTTTATAATAAAGGAACTTTCAATAGATAAATCACTGCTTAATATAACGTTTTATATAGATAATGATAATAATGAAAAATATTCAATTTCTTATAGTAAGGATCTAGTTGGAATTATAAAAGAATATATAATATCTAACAATTATCCTCCATATATCCAAAGTGTATCTATTTCTGGAGCTGTACAATTTTCTAAAATTAGTTATAGAAAATAATAATGTATTAGGAGAGATTTAATGGATTGTAAAAAATTGGAAAGTTTAAAACAAGAAATAAAAACTATTCTAAAAGATGGAGAAGTAACTGCTTTTGTAGCAATAACAATTTTAAATGAAGTCAAAAGAGATATAGAGGCAGAGGCTTTAAGCAAAAAGTTATAACAAAAGGGGGATAGGCATTAAATATTTGGAGGAATAACAAATGATAATAAAATGCCCAAATTGTAATAAATTGCTTTTGAAAATTAAGTTAAATGGATATTTAAGATATGAAATTAAATGTCCTCGATGTAATTATGAGGTTGTATCAGTTATTAAAAGTAATGAATATACCGTTAGAAATTATAAAAATAAAGTTCTAAGGAGATGATTAAATGAAAACAATATTAACAAAAGCTGAATTAGCTGAAAGATGGAGTGTTGATGTAAGAACAATTGATAAGTGGGAACAGAATAAAATTATTCAAAGAATAGAAGGTATTCCTGTTCCTAGATATTCTGTAGAGCACATACAATCTATAGAAGGAATTAAAAATCTTAATCAATTTTCACCTTTAGAACGTAAGAGGTTAGAAATTGAACTTGAAAAATTAAGAGCCGAAAATGAAAAGTTACGAGCAGTGCTTTCAAATATATTATCAGAAAGCGCAAAAGTTGTTGGGATTTAATAATAATTAATACAGATGATAATAGGCGAATTTGCCTTTACAAGTTAACTTAACATAATTTACTTCTGTAAAGGGGGTGATGGGGAATGGAAGAGGAAATATTAACAAAAGCTAACGAACTTTATGAACTTTTGAAAGGATTCAAAGAAAGTATAGAGGGAACTGGTAAGTCAAACTTATACTGGGGAGCTAAAGAAGCACAAAATGCTTTAGGTTCATTAATAGAATGTATGGAGGGTTAATTATGGGGGTTAATTATTGGGGAATATTCTTTTTTGTAATGCCGATGGTAGTTGCAATTTTAGTTGGAAGTATAACTTTAATGCTAGTAAGTATAAAAGAAATTAAAAGAAATTTTAAAAAAGGAGAATCGTAAATATGAATGAATTACCAGATTGTATGTATGACTATAGAGAAGATTTATCTTATAGATATGAAAAGGACGATGAACCAGTAGTCGCAGGTACTTGTATAGAATGTGGAGAAACAATTTACACACATCAAGACCACTATGTATTTACTAATGAGTGTGTATGTGAAAACTGTATAAATGAATATGTAGACCAATTCAAAGTTAAAAAAGATTTTTAAATGTTATTACCTCGAGTTGGCGCTCATTAATGAGGTAATAACAATAGAAAAACATTCAAGTATAGTATAACAAATAGTATTAAAAAATCAAGGTAGGAGGAATGTAAATGAGTAATATTTTACTAGAAAATGATTTGTATGCAGTTAAAGAAGGATTTGAGGTTTCAGATTTACAAGGAGCAACATGGTGTTTCAGAAAATTGAGAGCAATAGAGGAAAAGATTGAGGAAGTTACAAGTGTAGCAGCTATAGAAATTGATAGAGTTACTGCATGGCTTGCAGGTGAGACTAAATCGTTAGAGGAAGATAAAGCATATTTTGAAGGATTACTTAATGATTATTATGTTAAGGAAAGAGCTAAGGATAGAAAATTTAAATTAAGTACTCCATACGGAAAGGTAACATCTAGAAAGATAAAAAAATGGACTTATGATGAAGAGGTTGTTAAAGCTTATGTTAAAGATGAAGAGTTGCCTTTTATAAGAATTAAAGAAGAATTAGATAAAGCTGCAATTAAAAAGACTTTCAAAGATGGTATTAATACTGAAACAGGAGAGTATATACCAGGAATAACTATAGAAGAAATTGATAGTATTACAGTTAAAGTTGAAGGAGGAGTTTAAGATGGATAATGAAATTATGGTTCAACAAAATAGTGTGACTAGTCTTATTGATAGTGTAGATATTGGTGCAATTGCAGGAACAATGCAAAAAATAAATACATTCCAAACTGTTATTCAAAAGAATTTAAAACAAGATCATGATTTTGGGGTTATAGCAGGTGCAGGAAGTAAGCCAACATTATTAAAACCAGGTGGTGAGAAAATCTGCATGATGTTTGGTCTTAATCCAGAATATGATTTTTTGGAAAAGACAGAAGATTATAAAGAAGGCTTCTTTGCTTATAACATAAAGTGTACTCTTTATAGAAATGGAAATCCGGTAAGTCAAGGTGTAGGCAACTGTAATTCAAAAGAAAGTAAATATGCTTATATAAATGCTTATGAACTTCCAGAAGGATTTGATGAAAGCATGGTATTTGAAAAGAAAACAACTAAATATGGAAAGATTCAATATAAAATACCTAATCCAAAGATAGCAGATTTAGTAAATACTATATTGAAAATGGCTAAGAAGAGGGCGTTTATTGATGCAGTATTACAAGTCGCAAGTTTATCGGATGTATTTACACAAGATATAGAGGATATGAAAGAGTTTGTACAGCAAGAGCAAAATGCAGGTGCAGCTAATATGAATATTGATGAGGCTAAGAAAGTAATTATAGGATTTGGAGCTCATAAAGGGAAGAATATGGGGAAAGTTTATGAGGAAAAGCCTGAGTACATTGAATGGATATATAACAACACCAAAGATGGAATTATGAGGAGAGCAGCAGAATTAATATTAAACAAATAAGCTTGGAGCGTATGCTCCTTGCTATCATAGGAGGAATTAGGGATGGCAATTAATGATAGTAAAAAGTATTACTGGTTAAAGTTAAAAGAAGATTTTTTTGAAGAAGATACAATATCTTGGTTAGAAGAGCAAGATAATGGGGTATATTATTCAAATTTTTATCTTAAATTATGCCTTAAATCTTTAAAGACTGGAGGCGTTTTAATCAGAAATGTAGGTGAAATATTAATACCTTATGATATTTCAAAATTAGCTGAAATAACTAGAGTTAATAAAGATACAGCTATAGTTGCTATGGAGTTATTTAAAAAAATAGGGCTTGTACAAATATTGGAGAATGGAGAGATATACTTGTCCCAGTTAAATAATATGGTAGGAGCAGAGACAAAGGCAGCTGAAAGAATGCGTAAAAGCAGGGCTAATAAGCAGCTTAAAGCTAGTCCAAGTGATAAGTGTAACAATGTTACACCAATGTTACAAGAATGTTCACCAGAGATAGAGAAAGAGATAGATATAGAGAAAGAGATAGATATAGAGAAAGAACTACAACAAGATAATAATAAAAGTAATAATAGTTGTAGTAGTTTTAAAGGAAATTTAGATGTATTTAAACATTTTGAGAAATGTGGATTCATAGTAAATGCAATGCTGATGGAACAAATATCAGCAGATATAGAAATATATAGTGGAAAGTGGTTGATGGATGCAGCTACTGAAGCGATGAATAGAGGAAAGATTAATAATTATAAGTATGTATTAGGTATATTACAGAATTGGACTTCAAAAGGAAGGGATGAAAGTAATGGAATCGGAGCTGTTAGTAAAAACAATAGAGAAAAATCTGAAGAGTGGACTGGACTATGATGAACCTATAAAAACTTGTGAAAAGTGTGGAGATCCAATTCAAAAAGATATTGTAATTCTAAATGTTCTTAGAAGAGTTCCTATAGTTTGTAGTTGTAGAAAGAAAGAACTAGAACAAAAAGCTATTGAAGATGAAAACAAAGAAAAGCAAATAAGATTAAATAGCATATTTAAAAATAGTTTAATGGATGAAAAATTTAAACAATGTACATTTGAAAATTGGAATCATGATATTGGTTCAGAAAAGATTTTTAACATATGTAGTAAATATGCTAGTAACTTTACTAAGGCTAAAGAAGATAATTTAGGATTAATGCTTTATGGAGAGCCAGGTAATGGGAAAACTCATGCGGTATCATGTATAGCTAATTATTTAATGCTAAGAGGAATACCAACGATTTGTGTAAGTATTAATAAAATGCTTGAAAGAATAAAGGAGACATATTCTTCTTATGGTAAAGAAGGAGAAGAAACTGTACTAAAGAGCTTATCTAATGCCGATTTATTAATAATTGATGATTTAGGAACAGAACAAAAAAATGAGTGGAGTGCAGCTAAGATATACAACATTATGGATAGCAGATATAGGAATGGACTACCAACAATTATTACAACTAATATTAATCTTAAGGACCTAGAGAACATGTATCAGAAAAGGGCTTATGACAGATTAATGGAGATGTGTACACCAGTCCTTAGTGATGGTAAGAGTATAAGGGCTCAAAAGGGTAAGGAAAAAACTGAATTACTTAAAAGGTTAATAGAGTAGTTTGAAATTATTGTGAGGTGGATAAAATGAAAAGATTCGAAGATTTTAATCAAACCTTTGGTAATAATGAAAGTGCAGAAGAACAAGCTTTAGGTATGATTATATCTCATATTGAAGAAACTTATGGGATTGAAATAAACGATATTAAGCCATTAAAAATGAGATATACTGCACAAATAAAATGGCTAAATGAAGAAATTTGATAGTGAATAATTCTGATTATATTGTTCATTAAATAAGGAGGAGAAAATGAGAGAAATTAAATTTAGAGCATATGCAGTAGAAAGTTTAATTGATAGCCAATGGATTGAAAATGGATATGGAGTAACTAAAATTAAATATACTGATGGAACAAGCTCAGTTCATATATTAACATCATACGGAGATTATCAAGTTGTAGAAGAGTCTGTAGGTCAGTATACTGGTTTAAAAGATAGGAACAAAAGAGAGATTTATGAAGGTGATATAGTCCAATTTACAGATAATTATAATACTGATATTCCACCACATATTGGTGTAGTTAAATTTAATAACGCAAGCTTTTATATTACTGATGGTGCATATAGTTGTTATAGATGGATAGATATAAATGTTGAGATTATAGGTAATATATATGAAAATCCAGAGTTAATATAA